GGCTATGTGCCGGCAGAGGCAGTTCAGGCTTACGATCGGGCTATTCCAGAGTTAAGCGGAGCATTCAGAGTCGTGCAGTTCTCGAATTTGAACACTTACATTCATGATGCTAGGAACAAAATGGCTGCCAAGGTTTTGAAGATGCATGAGAGTTATAAGTTTGATTGGATTATGCACGTGGATGCGGATATGGTTTTTACAGCGTATGATGTTGAAAGGCTTTTGGTTCAGGCAGAAACAAAGAGATGGGATATCGCAAGCGGTATTTATTTTCGGAAGAAAGAACCGAATTTTCCTCTTGTTTTCGTAGAAGGCGCAAAATTTTATATGGAAGAAATTCCAAAGACGCCTTTTAAAGCGGATGGTGTGGGCTTCGGATTTTTGGCTTGCAGGCCGAAAGTTTATGAAGAGCTTTACAGGAAGCATGGCAAATATTTCTTTGATTACACCAGGCAACAACTTGGAGGAGTTGGAGGAGAGGATTTGGTTTTTTGCCAGAGAGCGATAGAGCTGGGCTTTGATATATGGGTGGATCCATCGATAGAAGTTGGGCATGCTGGCGGCGTTATTACAAGTAAGAATTATTATAACAAAAACGGAGGAAATGAAGATGCAGAACGATAGATTCAACCGCTCGCTTGACGGCAAAGAGCGAGAACGGGAAAGAATTGCTATAAAGAGAAACCAGAACGCGCTTAAGAAATTCGAGCTGCAGGTTGAGCTTAACAACAACGAAATAGAGCGCTTGCAGATTGAGAACGAGGAAGTGCAGAAGAGAATGGGCGAGCTGAAGGAAAGCATTGAGGTTGGTAAGAAGCTTGTCAGCGGAGCAAAGATCAAGGATGTTGTTCCGCCTGAGAAGCTTTACGGCAAGCCTGTGCCAGGGCAATCGGAAAAGAAACCGGAACCTAAGCCTGCAGTAAAGCTTGACTGAGTTAGATGGTTCAATGAGTCAGCACGAGGCAATTAAACAATTCGTTCAGAAGGAACTGACGAAGAAAACAGGTTTAATTAGCCTTGAGATTAGAGAAATGAAGGAAGATATTCAATGGATTAAAAAAAAAATCACTCAACATAAGAAAACAATGGAGAAGCTGAGGCAAAGGATCGAACACTTGGAAAGAGAACAGGCAGCCGAACCGGATGTGACAGATTTTGGAGTATGAGGAAAATGTTTAAAGGAAAAAGACTCAAATGTAAATGCGGAGGAAAAGTATTCCGCATGCATCTTATAGAATCTGCACATTATGAGGTGTACTGCCAGAAGTGCAAGAAGAAAGTGATGACAATCAAGGAAACTCTGGAAGAGTTTGAAAAAAGCCAGGGGGAATTAGACACATGATTGAAGACGAGAAGGGATTTAGAATGTACAGAAAAAAACCTGTTTGCATTCTGGCAAGGCAAATGAAAGAGCCCTTTGAAGTTAAGACTTTAGAAGGCACAATGAAAGGAAAGGCAGGAGACTACCTTGTTATTGGTGTGAAGAAAGAACGCTATCCTGTGGACAGGGAAATCTTCGAAGAAACATATGAGGAGGTTTAACTGTGGAAAAAATAAAAATTTCAGAGCTTGAGGTTGTACCAATTGACGATCTTAAGATCGATGGTAAAAATCCTAATAGAATGAGTAAGGAGAAACGTGCGGCGTTGAAGAGGAATATTCAGAGGTATGGATTTATTGTTCCGATAATTACTAATAGGGACTTGTTGATTGCGGATGGGCAGACGCGCTGGGAAATAGCTAAAGAGCTTGGGATGACAGAGGTTTCAATAATGAGGCTGAATGTTTCCGAGGTTGACAGGAGGATGTTGCGCCAGATTTTGAATAAATTGAGAGGAGAGCATGATGTGCGCTTGGATATTGAAGAGTACACTGAAATTTTGAAAGATATTGGTATAGAAGAATTCGCAGACTTTGTTGGCATGGAAAGAAAATATATTGAGGATGTGCTTGAGTCCAAGAAAGAATTTCCAGAGGAATATTTGGAGCTGCAGCAAATGCGTGATACGGTACCGGTTGATAGCATGAGTATAATAAAGCTCAATCTTACAGAGAAACAAAAAGAACATATTCAAAAGAAACTCAAGGCAGATGGAAAGCAAATGTTTCAAATAATCGATTATTTTGTGTTGGTGGAAAAATGAAAGTTATTGATTTGTTTGCAGGAGCAGGAGGATTCTCTGAAGGATTCCGACAGGCAGGATGCGACATAACAGGATTTGTGGAATACTGGAAGCCGGCAATCGAAACATTCAAAGAAAACTTTCCTGAAACAAAATTAATCGGAGAGGACATTACAGTAGTCTCAGAAGAAACAATAAAAAAATTTAAAGCAGACGTGATTATTGGGGGCCCTCCATGCCAGGGATTCTCAATGGCAGGAAAAAGAGATCCAGGCGATACAAGGAATACACTCTTTGAACATTACTTGAAATTCGTAGAAATACTTAAGCCAGATTATTGTGTGCTGGAAAATGTTAAAGGAATTTATACAATGAAAGCCCGGGATGGAGAACCTATTTTTAACAAGCTGCTTAAAGGATTTGAGGGCTTGGGATATGAGATAAAAGCAAAAATTCTAAATGCAGCTAATTATGGTGTTCCACAGGCTAGACAGCGAGTTATCTTTATTTCAGCTATACCTGGAAAGGGAATAAGGTACCCAAAGCCAATAAAGGACAAAAAAACATTACAAGACGTGCTTAATTTGCCTTATGAACCTAACAAATCAATAAATCATGTGTATGAGTTTAATAAAAAGCTATTTATAAAAGCTCATTACTTGGAACAAGGAAAGAGATATAGTACATTCCATTCAGCAGGCAGAAAATTAGTAAAAGAAAAAGTAGCACCGACAATAACAAAGTCTGGCAGATTTATTCATCCAACATTCAACCGGTTAATTAGCGTTCGGGAAGCAGCAAGAATTCAAAGCTTTCCAGATAGTTTTATGTTTAAAGGAACACTTAGAGAAATGTATGGACAGATCGGCAATGCAGTGCCTCCAGCGATGGCGAAAGCAATTGCCGAAGCAATTTTTTCGGAGGAAAAAAATTATGGGAACGAATAAGGAAATTGAAATTAGAAGAGAAAAGGTTGCTATTTTAACATTACAGGGCTTTTCTGCGTCACAGATTGCTAAGGTTTTGAAGGTTACGCCCAGAACAATAGAGAAGGATAGGGAAAATCACCGAAAGAATTGGACGAAAAAATTCAAGAAAGAGCCGTTTGAAAAGGTACTTTATAGTTTTTCAATGCAGAATGATGCTGTATGCAAAAAGGCTTGGAAAATTTTGGAGAACTCGTCAGATGAGAAAATTAAAATTAAATGTCTTAATACAATTGATAGGTGTGCGGAAAGAAATGTAAAGATATTGCAATCCTTGGGAGTAGTGGATCAAGCGCCTGATAAACTTGAGTTGTCGGGAAAGCTTACTGTTCAGAAGATAATTGAAATTGGCAGGCAGATAAAAAAGGAAAAGGAGGAAAGCCATGAAAAAGCAAGCGTGTAAGTGTGGCTGTAGGGATTTTAACATAGATAGGGAAAACCCGAGGAGAGTAAGTTGTGTATCCTGTAATCAGCGGTATACTTGGAATGGTAAAGAATTTGTGGCTACTAAAAAGATTAAAGCAATAATTCAGGAAGTTGAAAGAATCCTGGGTCTTGATTGGAAGCCAGAGCCAGTAAAACCGGAAACGTACGGTGAGACTGCTGCGGATAAAGAGTTTAAGGAATTGCTGCTTAGGGAAAAGAAAGCTGCGAGGGCGCGGCCAAAAAAAGAAAAAAAGCCTCCTTTGCTTTCTTTGGCTGCGCCTTCTAAGAAAAGAATGCGTTGGGCGAAATGTTGGAGAGATTACTTGGCTTATGTAGTTGAGGAGGGAATTGTGCGAGTTGAGGATTATGAGCATGTGGGAAAGATTCGAGGAAAGCATATTTTGAAGGAAGCGCATAGGAGAATCAAGCGTCTGGGCTATAAGTCAAGGATTAATTTTGGTTGTAGTACAATTGAATTCTTGGGCGACAGGGAAAAAGCCATGGATGACCTCAGGGAATTGGAAACCTGGGGATAGTATGGATGAGGAAGAGTTCGTCAGGCATATTATTGCAGGAGAGGATAATTTCCCTTATTTTGTGAAGCATATTTTTTCGAGGTCTTTTGATAGGTTTATTGAAGGGCAGCATGTTTATAATACTGCTGAGTTTTTGGGAAAGAATGATAGGACAATGCGAGTGAGTGCCAGGGATCATTTCAAGAGCACGAGCTTGTATGCGCATTTTATGTATGATTTGATTTATAACCCGGGCTTGGAGTGCCAGTACTTTTCTTACAATACAAAGATGGCAGCATATCATGGATCTAAGATCAAGCAGTTAATTGAGAAGAATCCGTTTTATGAGGATTGTATTGACTTGAAGCCGACGGCGGAGGGAATCCTGAAATATGCTTGGGTGGAAAAAAGGCATGAGGTAACAAGGCTTACGCCAAACGGATTGCTTTCCTTCCAGAAGGGAATTCACTGTCCAAGAATCTATGTGGACGATCCTTTGAGAGAGCCAGAAAACAAATTGAATGCTGTAGTTATCAAAAAGATCAATAGGATTTTTGTTACAGACGTTATGAGCATGCTGAAGGAAGGCGGTCAGATGCATGTGATTGGAACACCGCAGACAGACTTTGATTTCTTTTTCGACAAGAACCTGACAACGAGATTTGAGGTACAGGTTTTGCCGGCAATAAAGGATTGGAAAAAGCAGGAGGTTCTTTGGCCAGAGCACATGTCTTGGGAAGAGCTAATGAAAAGGAAAAGGGAGTTAGGGGAGAGGATTTTTAATCAGGAGTATATGTGCAAGCCGGTGTGGACGGAGCAGGCTTGGTTATCCCTGGAAAAACTATATACTGCAGTTAATAGTTCTTTGAAGCCTTTGAAGGAAATGCTTAAAGCGAATTATGTTGTTTTGGGTTGGGATGTGGGAAAGAAAGTGCACCCGAGTCATGTGAGTATTTTTGAGAATGACAGGTCAAAGCATTGGAGGCAGATTTATCAGAGGTTTCTTGATGGGATGAGCTATACTGAGCAAAAGGATTTCGTGAATGAGTTATGCAGGAAGTTTAAGGTTGACAGGGGCCTTTATGATGCTACTCGGGGGGAACTGGAGAGTTTTGTTGAGAGAAGGGAATTGCATCGTAGTCTTGAGCCAATTATTTTTAAGGTGCAAACAAAGCATGACATGGCTACTAATTTTGAGAAAATGATTGAGAACAAAGAAGTCGAGTTATTGAATGATCGGAGAATGCTGGATCAGGTTCTTGTAGTGGATAATGACTTGCAGGCCCTTGAGACTCCGGAGGGCCATGGGGATTCTTTTTGGAGCATCGCAATGGCTTTGTGGGCCGGGGGCAATAGAGTTGAATCTTTTAGTGAGGGAGTTTAAGTGTTGAAGAAATCAGGCGAATTATTGTTTAGAGAGCTCGGTTTTGAAGAAAAAAAGCGTTAAATTTATTAAGCACTTCTGCAGATATAAGGGCGAATTCTCGCGAGGAATGCTGCATGTCAATTTTGGGAGACGCTTTAAGTAAGGGAAAAAGCCTTGTTGATGGCTTGCTTGTTCCGAAATATAAGGACAAGGATATCGAGCCGATTACGAAGAAGGATTTGTGGACTGCGAATATTACAAACGCGTTGTGCAAGAAGGCTTATGAGCGGAATGGTGTCACGAGAAAGCTGGTTAATAAGTTGGCGAACGATACTTTTGACAATTGGTTTTATGTTGAGTCAGAGAACCAGCAGCTGATTGATGACGTGGTAAATGTTTTTTCTGCAAAGAGCAAGTGGCTGCATGATGACGAAGTAAAGTATTTGAACTTGCAGTGGAATTTAAAAGAAGCTTACAAGGTTGGAATGGTTGAGGGCTATGCGCTTTTAGTTTTAGGATTTTCAGACGATGCGTCGCTGAGTGAGGAACTTGATAACCCAAGAAGCTTGGATTATTTGAGTATTCTTACACCAAGCGATGTTAAAAAACTGATTTTGGATGAGGATGAGAACAGTGACACGTTTGGGGAATTGATTGCAGCAAAAGTAAAGATTGGGAAAGGAGAGCCGAAAGTAATTCATGCAAGCAGGTTTATTTTTTTGCCTGTGAACACTTATGGAAACAGTGTGAACGGCATTGGGCTTGTTAGGCCTGCTTATAATTATTTGACTGTTTTGGACAACGTGTTCTGGAGCACGGGCCAGAGCTTTTATAGGTATGCTTCTGGTTTTCCGCATATTAAAAAGAAGGGCGGAACACCCACGGAAATGAATAAGATTAAAGCTCAGTGGAAGGAAGTAAACAGTTTGACTGGTTGGGTAAGCAATGATGACACGGAAATAGATTTTACTGGAGCAAAGGCAACGGCTTTGGATCCGGAGAAATACTTTAACGTGGCTTTGACTGGAGTAGCGATGTGTTTTGATATTCCGGTGGATATTGTGAAGGGCGTTGCAGCAGGAGCTGTGACCGGAAGTGAGACAAACCTGAAGGACTATTACTCGGACATTTCTTCAAAACAGCAGTTGGATTGGACGCCGATAATCGAGCAGCTTATCACGATTTTGCAGGAAACGAAGCAGGTTGTCCAGGGCGAGTTTAGGATAGTGTGGAATCCTTTGGAGGAAATGGATGAGAAGGAAATGGCTGAGATTGAAAAGCTGAAGGCTGAAACAGAGAAGTTGAGGATTGAGGCTGGGAGTTTGGATCCTCAGGAAGTAAGGGCTGTTAGGTTAAAGGAATCAAAGCAGGATAGCAAGCTGGATCAGATTGAGTATAATTATGAGTTTCCTGAGGAAACCCATTTGGATGCTGGAAGAGTTGAAAAGATAGCACAGCAGTATTCTGATGACATAACCAGGCTTTTCAGCGTTTCAGAGATAGTTAAAGCAATTAAAGACAGCGAGGTTGAGGGAATTCTTAATGATGATTATGGGGATCTTGAGAAGGACTTGGGTTTGATTGAAGAGGCCAGGAAGAAAAAACTTAAGGAAGCTGTGGATAAAAACATAGATGAGGCTTGGCAATATGGCTGGGACGTTGCAGAAATACAGCTTGACAAGAACATTATAGCAACCGAGACTGCTTTGAAAATAAGAAAAATTTTGAAGCAATCAAATTACGCTTTTGTGAACGCTGTTGGAACAGATGTCACGAAAAAAACCTTGTTTGCTGTCCAGCAGGGAATTCTTAACGGGGAAAGCATTTCAAAGATTCGGAAGAGAATTGAGCCAATCATTGAGGGAGCAAAGCATAACGCTGACACTATTGCCAGGACAGAAACCCACAGGGCAATGACGAAAGCAATCGTGCAAAACTACAAGGATTCTGGAATAGTAAAAAAAGTAAAGTACATTACTGCAGGGGACGACGTTGTCAGGCCATCGCATGCAGCATTGAACGGCCAGATTTTTGACGTCAACAACTTGCCGTCGGAATTGGATGAACCGAATTGCAGGTGCACTGTTGTGGCTTATTTTGGAGGGAGCTAAATGGTTAAGGTCATTGAAGTAGTGCAGAACGATGAGCTTTACGATATTGAGTTTATTGTAAAGGATTACTCCGGAACAGTGGTTGATCTTACGGATGTTTCTGAAATAAAATTGAAGGCCGCAACAGTTGGTGGAACAACGCTTGAATTGGACGATGACTGCACGATAGTGGATGCAGCAAGCGGAACCTGCAAGTACACGGTTCAAAGCGGCGAGCTCGCAACAGTCGGGCTTTATCATGCTGAATTACAGATAACGTATTCAGGAGGAAAAATAATCACTACTAAAAGATTTGACATAAGAGTAGTGAAGGATTTGCCATAAAAATAAACAGGAGGTGTGTATGAATGGCAGCAGCATTTAATGTAGTGTTGGACACAGGAGGAACAGACAACAATCCAGGATCAAGTGACGTAATAGACGCCTTGGGCCCGCCAACTCTAAGGTTCAAGCAGGCAGACAACTCAACGATAGACGCTAACGATCCTATACCGATTCCAGCAGCAGGTTCAGAGTACAGCAGATGGAAGCAGATATACTTGAAGTGCACGACAGCGCCGAGCACCAAAGTCGACAACGTAAAGTTTTACACTGACGGCAGTGGATTCGGAACAGGGATAACAGTAAATGTCGGTGATGGAGTGCAAGTACATAACAGCGGAGCGACTACTGGCTATGATGTTTCGGACGCAAACGAAACAATGACGAATCACACAGATGTATCAGCAGTAACTGACGCATTCACTTATACAAGTGGATCACCAAGGACATGCACGATTTCAGAAACAGATAGCCAAATCGATGCAATTGACGAAACAACAGACTATCTTGTCCTGCAAATGGTTGTGGATAACACAGCAAGCCCGGGAGATCTCGCAAACGAGACGTTTACCTGGCAGTACGACGAGATATAGGAGGGAAAAACATGCCTGAAAAAAAGGAACTGGCTCACACGGTTTGCTTTAAGTGTGGCAATCCAATTGCCAAATCCGAAGGCAATCCGATAAGGAGCGAGGATGGAAAAAGGTGGCTTGGCTGGGGATGTTTGAAGTGTTTTCCTGACGCCAAACCGTACGAAGAGTTAGAAAAAGAAAAGTAGCTGTTCAGTAGTTACTAAAAAGGAGGGACCAATACAATGGACTCCAGCATTTATTGGAAAGCAATCTATAAGGATGGCACGAGCTTGTGCCAGTTTGAAGAAAATGGAACCGAGAACAAGTACCCGGACATTGACCGGTACAAACTAACTGCTTTTGAAATCCGAAAGGCTGCAGTTGGAGAGCAGCCGGACAGGCTTTTGTTCAAAATGTTTATAGAGCCGGGCCGCAGGTTGATTTACAGGCGCAGAGTTTTGGAGAGAATGCGGTTTGGGAAAGCAGAGCCAGAGCTTGTTAAGAGAGAGATTGTTTATTTGGTTGGCTGGCAGGCTACTATTGGCGGTCGGAATGTGCAGGATATTGCTTATGTTTTTCCTGATGGGCATGTTGAGCTTGCAGGCAAATGGAGAGAAGCCCCTTATAATGCGATAGGAAATCCTTTATCGGTTGAAACGAAGTGTTATGACGAGAGACATTTTACTGTTGGCGCGGTGCTTTTGAAAAAGGGAAAGAAGGAAGTGTCTGCTGGAGCGATTCTGGTCAAGAAAGAAACAAAAAAGGAGATTGAGGATGGCAAAGAAGTTTAAGAAAATAAATGACAATACCTTTAAGTTAGCCATTGGCAGCGAGGAAATAGAAGTCGGAAACAAAGATGCTGCTGAATTTAAGCCCTCTGCAAAGCTCAAAAAGTGGGGCGAAGAATGCTTTTTAAATATTGGTTTGCCAACAACCGAGAATGTTTCTGCAGTAATTGAATATGACAAGCTTAAATGGAAAGGGAAAAAAAAAGAAGTAGTATTTTATGCTAAGGACAAAAAGGTCTATGAAAGCCTGAGCGATACAGGCATAGTTTATCCTTCTCTGGATGACAGCCATACTGTCGAGATTGTTGGAAGCGATCCACAAAAGCTTTTAATTGATGGCGAAGAGTGGATGTCGGATGCGAAGAGCGAAGTAGATTTCCACAAACAAATTGCCGACGCGGCAACCGGTGACGTCCTTGTGGCCGGGCTGGGCCTCGGGATAGTGCAAGAGTTCCTGCTGCAGAATCCGGCAGTGACATCAGTCATCACAGTCGAGGCCGTCCAGGAAGTGATTGACAAGCTGCAGGAAATAAAACCGCAGATCTTCGTCGGGAAGCATACAATCGTCCACGACGACTGTTTCTCATACTGCCAAACAACAAGCAAAAAGTTCGATTACATTTACGGCGACATCTGGATCCAATCAGGGCCGCGGTACTTCTATGAGTGGGAAAAGTTTGAAGCAGCTACAAGCCCTCTTCTTAAAGCCGGAGGAGTTATTGACTCTTTCCTGAAGAGGGACTATGAGCGCGCAATCTGTGAAACAACCGACGCCTTTGAAATGGAATTAATTCTGAAAGAAAAGCCTTCAGACAATAAATTCCTTTTCGACATAGAAACCCAGGGCCTCAAATTCTACTATCAGAAGTTCCTGACACAGGAAGAAAAAGACGCCGGCTCTTTCAGGTTGCCTGATGTTGAAGGCAGCTATGCCGTCTATCACTCGTTTAAGAAAAACAACAAATACAAAGCAGGGAAGGCATTCCATATTTATAGGCCCAAGGCCTTTGACGCGGACGGAAAGGAAACCTGGTGTGTACTTCACATTGACGAAGCAGCCGGCAAATTAGAAATCACCGTGCCGCAAGAGTTTTTGGATAGTGGAAAATACCCAATTATTATAGATCCGACATTCGGTGAGACAGAGAAAGGCGGAACGGTTTGGTCAATTACAAATGCTTCTGCTGTAACAGGATCATCTTTTACAATGCCCGCTTCAGGAACAGGGAATTGGATAAAAGCATATATACTTGAACAGGGAATTGGTTCTACATCCCACTTGTCAAAAGCAGCAATATATGATCACAGCGATTCTACCACAATCACAAACGGAGTTACTGATGAGGAAACGATCCCTGCAGCACAGGATGCGGATTTCCAATGGACGTTCGGTACAGATCCAGATCTTACAAAAGACGATGTTTATATTTTGGTTTGCTGGGCTGCAACAGCTGCAAGAACCAATGTAAATATGTATTATGATGATGGTGTTGGAACAGAGCAAGGGCATGAATATGACAAAGCATATGACGGGACTTTTACAAGCCCTGCAACATTCTCTCACTTAGATGCGACATTTACAATTTATTGTGATTATACAGTTGGAGGCGCAACAGAAACCAAAACCTTCATAGCAGACGCAATCCTTGTGGATCGCTTGACGAAAACATTCACTGCGGACGCTTTCTTGTTGGCGCATGGCCTGACGAAGGAATTCACAGCAGATGCATATTTGAGGAAAATCGGGACGAAAGAGTTTACTGCTGACGCTTACTTGCGAGCAGTGCAAACGAAAGTCTTTACAGTGGATGCGTACTTGCGCAAGACAGGGAGTAAGGAATTTGTTGCAGATGCTGTGCTAGTGGACCGGTTGACAAAGCAGTTTTCAGCGGACGCCTTCCTGCAGAAAGAACAGAGCAAAGAATTTGAGGCAGATGGGATCCTGGTAAACAGGCACACGAAGGAACTCACAGCAGACGCGTACCTGCGAAAGCCATTCACTAAGACGTTCTCGGCAGACGCTTTTCTAAGGGCAGTGCAAACAAAGGAATTTACTGCAGACGCATACTTGCAGAGCCAGGGCCTGACAAAAGCCTTCACCGCAGACGCTTACTTGAGGAAATCATACACGAAACAGTTCACAGTGGATTCATATTTGCAGAGTAAAGGTCTTACAAAAGCTTTTACTGCCGATGCGATTTTGCATGTTGCGACAGTAAAACAATTTACGGCAGATGCAATCCTGAAGGCTACATTCACAAAGGAGTTCACAGCAGACGCTTTCCTGAGGAAGGTTCAGACAAAGGAATTTACTGGGGATGCGATAGTAGTCAACAGGGAGACGAAGACGTTCTCTGCCGATGCGTTCCTGCTGGCAACGCAAACAAAAGCATTTACTGGGAATGCGGTGGTTGTTGACCGGCTGACAAAAACCTTTACAGCAGATGCATTACTACGAATAATTTATTTCAAATCATTTACTGCGGATGCATTCTTAAGAGCCGTTTTCACGAAGACGTTTTCTGCGGATGCTTTCCTGCAAAAGAAGGGATTGACAAAGACCTTCAGCGCGGACGCTGTGTTGCGCTTAGTAGCAACGAAGGAATTCACTGCTAATGCTATTTTGAAGGTAAGGAAAACGAAGGTCTTTACTGCGGACGCTTGGATCAGGCTCCGGACAACAAAGACCTTTACAGCCAATGCTATCCTGAGAGTAGTAACAATAAAGACCTTTACTGTTGACGCAGTGCTAACAGGCACCGGGACAAAAACAATGACGGCGGACGCGATCCTTCACAGGTCATTCATAAGGCATCAGTTGGACGTGCATCTCAGGGACCCGAGGCTTACAGTAGAACTGCGAGATCCGACGCTCGATGTTAAGCTGAGGAAGCCGTCGCTGGATGTGGAGACAAGGAAAAGAGATCTTGATGTAAAGCTGAGAAAACTCTCATTGGACGTGGAAATTGCTTAAAAAAAGAATTAAATATAAATAGTAGGATGAGGGATATAGAAGGAATGTGCATGACTTGGATGGGAAGGATTGACCAGGAAAAAACGCAGGGCCTGGGGGCTTATAGCACATTGAGGGGATTGAGTTGAAAATACAAGGTGGAAAAGTAAGCCACAAGAAGCTCAAGGACTTGAATTCTGAAGAGTTTATGCACTTGACTGGCGAGGAGTATAGGACTCTTACGAAGGGAAAGAATGCTGACAAGCTGCATGTCCATAAGTTTCCTGAAACTTTTGTCGGCGGAGGAGGTGGAGGCGGCGGAGTGAGTGCTTGGATTGGCTTGACTGATACACCAGGTGCTATTGAAGCGTTGAAGGGAGTGCGAGGTAATGCTGCGGGAGATGCTTTGGAGTTTTATACAGTCACGGATACTGATGAAAAGGTTGCAGTTGATTCCGAAGCTGTTGCTGGTTATCTTGGCGCGGCTTCTAATGAAGGAGTGTTAAGAACTGGTTCTAATTTGTCTTATGTTGATGGTGGGGATTTTGTCACGCTTGATGTGGATTCTGCGAAAGTGACTAACTGGGATGCTGGCTATTCTCATATTTCTTCTGATGGTTCAAGCCATTCAAAAGTAACTGCTAATGAGACAGCGATTGCTTTGAATACTACACATAGGGGAAGTGATGGAAGTGACCATTCGTTTATTGATCAGTCTGTTATCTCTGGAGCTTCTCCTACTTTTGATGGTTCTAATTTTACTGGGATTCCAGATGGTGCACTTGATCTAAATTATGTTAAAGCTTCAGGAGATACGATGTCAGGAAGCTTGAGCATTTACGACACTCTTAGCGCAACACTAATAGGATTCAATGATTACTCTATGTTGGATAATTACAATAAAAACGAGCTCCATGACGCTTATTATCGGGGAACAGTAACCTACACTATTACTGGACCTGGTTATATACCAACAAGCTCAAACAACCTGTTTGACGGTGTTGAGGGAAGCAGGCTTACTCTAACAGGAGCAGACGCCAGCACAGAGCTTCAAATAGACATAGAACTTGATGAAGCACTGCCAACATATTTAAGCGCAAAATGGCAGCCGTTTGTAAACTTCAGAACTTTCACAGGATATTCTCACTTCAAAGGAATAGAAGTTTTTGTTTCCACCGACGGAGTGAATTATGTGAATCCTAGCGGGGATGCTTGGAAAACAACAGACTCAGCAGCAAACTATACCTACAATGGGCTTTGGCAGGGCGTGGAAGGAGTGCCGACTGATGGCTGGCCGCCCAAGTTCATTCGCTTCGTGTTCACAGACCATTATAACACAGGTTATGGTTCAAACCCAGAACGAGTATATCTCTCAGAAATCGGGTTAAGGCACAGGCTTGCGCCTTGGAGCAGAAAATATGCCACGAAAGTAAACAGTAAATACTGGGGAACACACAATTACTACCCGAAAGGAAGCGAAACCACTCCAAACATAGAAATAGACGCAGAAACTGGCGCAATAACGACCAAAATGCTGGCTGTTGGTGATGCGACAAACTACACTGAAATCAAATCAGATGGCTCGCTTGTTTTTCATGGAACTGCAAGAACAAAGAAAAGTATTTGGATTCAAGCAGAAAGCTTGAGAGCACCCGGAACAAATGGAGCAACATTCACAGATGCAGGAATAACGGGAGCGTGGGAGTTTGCAGATAATGTTACAAGATATGTGGTCTGCAAGTTTCCGCTCAGAACAGACATTGACAGAACAGAAGATATTGAACTTGTATTAGGCTGGTTTTCGTCAGCTACAACAGGAAATTGTAAATGGCAAATAGAATATCTGTTGCGGGGCGAAGATGAGGATATGACTGCTGTAGCTGAAAGTACTGAAACACAAACAGTTGCTTCGTCTGAAACAGCTAGTGGTTTGGTTCTTACAACTTTCACAATACCGTCTGAAGACATATCAGAAACAGACCATTGCGTTTTAATCAGAATTGCAAGAGTTGGAGGAGATGCGGCTGACACTATGAGTGCTTCTGCTTTGCTATCAGGTTTATGTTTCCAATTTACTTCTGACAAAATAGGCGGTGTGATGATATGATTGTAGAAATAGGTGAGGAAACAGTTTTTTACGCTTCTTTCGTGAACCCGGAAGGAAAGCGAGCAGTGCTGGTTAGCCGGCCAGTTATTGAATTGTTCCTGGAAAGCGAGTCTGTTTTCAAAGCCAGAATGCAAAAGGAAAAGAACTATTTCTTTTTGAAGAAAAAAATAGAGCTAAAGCCAGGAAACTATATGGTTGCTTACTCTGCAGTGGATACCGATGGAGTAAAATTGCTGGGTGAAGAAAATTTGACTGTTGTTGAAAAGAATATAGAAATCCAGAAAATGAATGAAGAATTGCAGAAATTCGGTAAAATATATAAAGGGGAATGTAAGAGTATAATAGAAAGATTGAAGAAACAAGCCGAGAACGTAACAGCAATAAAAAGCATGTTGAAAAAGTTGTTACCATCTAAGAAAATCGAAGAGCTGGTGATGAATGAAAAATAAGTTTGATTTTCTTTTAAGTGAGTATGAAGAGCGGGTCAAGGCTCTTGAAGACTCCTTGGAGCAAAAGGTGCAGCAGCTTGGCGATGTGAACAAGCGGCTTGCTGTGGTTAATGAAAGGATTGAAAGTCCGCGGGTTGACGCGGCCTTGGAGGCTTTGAAAAAAGTGTTGAATGATCCCGAGCCAGAAGTGACTGAAAAGTATGTGCGGATAAGACAAAAGCCTCCAGGACAGTACGTGCGGATGAGGACGATCACGATTAGCTCGGCGAAGGGCATCAAAGCAGTCATCGGATTCAAGAAGGGCGGCGGAAGCGAAGTGCAATCATACTTGTTTGACAAGAAGAAATGGACTATTGCAACTGCAAAGAAATGGATTGCAGAACACAAAGGAGATTCGCTAAGCGACATGGTTCTATTCGACAAACTGAAAACTGATGCGGAGTGGACTACTGCTTACATTAACACTTTTCCAAACAGCAGTTTTGCTGTTGTGGAGCCTGATTATAAAACCGGGAAGACAAAGAACAAGGCAGCAAGGCATTTGCCTTTTAAAGACAAGAATGGTAAAATTGATTTACCGCATTTAAGGGCTGCTCTTGCGAGAATGAATCAAATTAAGCCGGTGACAAAAAGCATTTCAGTTGCTGAGTTGAGAGCTAAGGCCAGGAAGGTTTTAACTGTTGCAGCAAAAGCAAACTTGAAAAGCAGCCAGTTTGCTGATGAGCTTTTAACCGACATGATTAGTGCGCTTTCTGTTGAAAGGAAAAACGTGGACATGGCTGACAGCATCATGGTTGACGAATGGATTGAGACAGACGATGGAGTGATTTTTAAGGATGTTGTTTTTACGAAGGAAATGGTGCAAAAGTATCCGGACGGAATGCATTACAAGCCGGCAAGCGAATTGAAGGCAGCGCTTGATTCTTTCAGAGGCAAGCCGGTTGTGGGTTGGACACATCCAAAGGAAAAAGTAGTGACAAGCATGAAGCAACAGGTCGGTCATATTGTTTTTGACTCTGTGAAGTGGGACGAGGCTCGAAAGAGAGCTTATGGCGATATTTTTATCAAGAAGGACCCAAAGAACCAGAAGCTTATCGATGTGATTAAAAAGAAGAGACTGGAGGATAACAGTATTGGGTTTCGTTGTGATATCGTTAAAATGCCTGGGGAATTCCAGGGCCAGCATTACGATTATGTTCAAAAAAACTTTTTTATGGACCATCTTGCACTTGTTTATCAGGGAAGGGCAACCAGCAGAGATGGTGTTGGCATTAACGCATTTTAGTCCAGAAAGGATTATTTTTTCTTGAAAAGTTGTTGAAAAACCGTTAAGAATATAAAGGAGTTCTGCAGATATAAGGGCGGATTTAATCCTTAACAATTACGGAGGGATTTGTTTGGACACAGAGAAACTGCAAGAAGTTCTTGAGACTGATTCCCCTGAGGATGTTGTAGATTTGGCTGTTGAAAGGATCAACGAGCTGAAGGCTGATTCTGCTGAAAAACAGAAAAAGATTGATGAGCTGGAAAAGAAACTGAAAGCCAAAGGCGATCAGGACGAAGACGAAGAGAATGAGGACTCAGAAGAGAATGAGGACTCAGAAGACGAGGAAGGTTCAGCAAGCAACGGCCAGGGAGAAAAGGACAAGGGCAAAGAAAAGGAATCCGAAGAGGACGAAAAATCCTTAAAGGAAGAGAATGAGAAGCTTAAAGCTGAAAACGAGAAGTTGAAAGCTGAAGCTGCTGAGAAAGGTGATGCGCTTAAGAAACTCGATGACGAGGTTCAGAAGCTGCAGAAGAAAACCGATGCAATTGGATCAAAGCAAGTCAAAAAGCTTTGGAACGATGCTGACGACGACATAGACGAGCTGAAAGAAAAAAGGCTCCATATGTTTGCTGACGCGAGAGGTGGTAAGTAATGGCAGCAAGAGTTTATGATGACAATCCTGCTTTTGTGGCACCTGCTTTTACAAGAACCGCTGATGGCACAATAGTGTTTGGCGCACTTGTTGAAGTTGGCGCATCAGCAGGGGAGGTCAAGGAAACCGCAGGAGAGACAAGCGTTGCCATTGGAGTAGCATGGACTGATGAAGCCATCTATGACAAGACCGGTGACAGCCAGTACACTGACGGTGATGCTGTGATTGTTAAAGCCCTTTTACCAGGGAAAATCTACTATCTGAAAGCCAGTGAAGCTATCTCTGAGGGAGATAACGTTCACCCAGCTGCAGATGGAGAGATTGCAAAGCACACAAACGGAACCAATGATTACCTGATTGTTGGAACAGCCTTGGAGGACATTGGAAGTGGCTCCTACGGCAGGATTTTAGTGAGGTGAGCAGGATGAGACAATTAAATGCAATAATGAACGATGCAGCCCTAACCTCAGAAGAGTACAGGGAGATCAGAAAGGCAGTAGTCGAGCCTCGCTATGACAACCTGGCGGGAAGACAGGTAATTCCTGTGAGAAAGGTTGGAATAGGAAGGCAAGAATACGGCCACGACGTGCTGAGTGAATCCGGAGCAGCTGACCTCATTAAGAAGGCAACCAATTTTCCAGGAATGGATGTCAATAAGACAAGGAGTTTGACATGGATTCCGAAAATAGGTGTGTCTTTTGCGATAGCGAGGGAAGACCTGCTTTCAAGCAGGGAGTACGGCGAACCATTGAATACTCTTATGGCGCGCAGGGCCAGCAGGCTTGTGCAAAATAAAGAGAACACAATGATTGTCGCAGGAACAGATACTCCTTACTCGATTACAGGGCTTTATGAAGCAGTTGCTTCAGGTAACACTGTTTCAGGTTCAGACTGGGGATCAAATGATCCGACTACTGACGTGATTTCGGCAATTGGAAAAATTGGATCCACGTTTAACTCGGATACTTTGCTGTTGAACCCAGTGCAGTACAAAGAGTTGCTGAGAAGGAATACTAATACGGATAAAATGTACATAGACCTAATAAGGGACATGGGCATTACTCCGAAGATAGACAAGGATATCACGGCAGGCACAGGTTTGCTTATGGCAACAGGGGCAGACATTGCGGAGCTCATTGTAGCTGAGGACCTGGACGTGGAAGAGGATTACGTGCTGAGCAATCAGTCGTACATTTTCAACGCGTTCCTGAGAAGTGTGCCGGTTGTTTACGAAAGCGACGCACTTTGTACAATTACAGGGATCTAAGGATCCCTTTTTCCCTTTCTTTTTTTTGGGGAAAAAAGAGAAGACCTGGATTAAGCCAGGCAAGGGCAGTCGCTGCCTGAAAGCCGTTTTGACGGTAAAGCGAGGTCGAAGGAAATGGGAACATATTGCACAGTAAAGGATGTTTGGGAACAGATAAAAATTGATGACGACGTAATGTCGGACGATGATGTGGAGAAAAGGATCACGCAGGCCGAGGAATGGGTTAATGGTGTGCAGGATGCTTCTTATTCTGGAACGATCCCAACATTGATTAAGTATGCGACAGCGTGCTATGCAGCTTCTTTGATTTATAATTTTCTTTTTACTGAGCATGAGCCGAATGCGAGCAATCAGGGACAAATCCTGGAGAAAAGAGCCAGGGAATATTTAGAAACTTATAACGCGGCAGCTCATAGTGTTGAATCTGGAATGGAGAAAATTAACAGCGATTTTTTCTCTACGGATACTGGGTGATTGTGTGATAAGAATAGAGTATCATGCTGAGGAAGTTTTAAGGGGCTTGGAAATAGGAAAAACCCAGCTGAAAACATCGCTTTTTGCAGGCCTTTTTAGGGCAACAGCTTTGGCAAGAGAATCTGTTATTGAGAATATAAAAGGCGGAATGAGAAAAGGCTTGGGATGGCCGCCTTTTACGCCGTCAACTATTGCGAGGAAAGCAAAGAGAGGAAGGTCTTTACAGGGCCTTGTTGACACTGGCAGAATGATGGGTGCAGTGCATGAAAACGTGAGCCAGTCCAAGCTTGAAGGATATGTTTACCCGGGCGTGGATTATCATAAGTACCATGAAATGGGAACAAGAAAGATGCCGGCAAGGGAAACTTTTGCGCCTGTTCCAAAGCAGATTAACCAGAAAATTGAGGAAGTTTTTAAAGAAGAAATTTATAGGGCGGTGGGAATGTGAGTGAAACAAGCAGTGACGACATGCTTGTGGCAATTCGCAACAAGCTGAAGGAAAACATTGAGAATGACGAAAACCTTGCTGACATTAAGAAAGTTTACAAAGGAGCGCCTAAGAGCATTCCGAATTATCCCTGTGTTTTGCTTGACTACGATGAGGAAGACGTGGTTCAGAAGCATAAGGGCCAGACGAACATTGGGGAAACAATTCGGATGAACATCATTGTCCTGGAAAAGTATTTGGAGTATAATGACAGGCAAGATAAATTACTTAAGCTTACAGGGATCTTGAAAAAGAACCTTAACACGAATCGGTACCTAAACAGTTTACGGGATGCAGATGGAAACTGGAGAGTCTTGGACGTGAAGGTACGGAGCATAAGGTACGAGGCCCTTGTAAATCCAAAAACATTCGTGCTTGATTCAAGCGAAATAAGAATAGAAATCTCAACGGAGGGGATTTAATTTGAGAATAAAAGCAAAAGTTGAAGGCGAGCTCAACCTCACCGGCCAGGGATTTTATTGGGATCATAGGCCGGGGGATGAGCGCGAAGTTTCTGAAGAGTTGGGGAAGAAAATCTTGACTAATAAGAACTATGTAAAGGTCGGCGCCTCCAGCAAGACCGCGCCGAAAAAGCCAAAGGATGAAAAGCCTGAGGATAAACCGGTTGAAAGGCTGGATGAGAAAAAGCCGGAAAAGAAAATAGGAGGCGGTAAGGAATGACTCAGAGAGATTTTTCTGGATGGAGTTCTCAGACAGGATACGAGGAAGAGTCAGAGTATGGAACTGAAGTCGGAAGCGCGATGTCTGATTTTGGCGGAAAGATTCTTACATGTGGAATCCAGTCTGATTCAACGGTCATAAAGCATCGAAGCAAAACAAGCGGCAGAAATATCGGCGACCAATTGCCTGGCAGAGTAAAGGTTTCCGGGCCTATTGAGATTAGTCCACAGGATGGTCATTTCCTGCAATATGCTTTTGGTGAAATAGTTAAGGGAGCAAAAGGAGATGGAAGTGCTACTCCGGTGCATGCAGTTACTGAAACCGATTGTGTTGTAAGCGGTTGTAATCTTACGGAGCAGGACACTCCGGACATGACTTTGAAGCTTGCGGCAGACGGAACATTCTACCAAAGCAGTTCGTTGAAAACAACGACAGCAGTAAACGACATAACCATTGGTGCAGCTCACGCGAGCTTGGACAGAGTGGATATTGTTTCAATCAAGGACACTGCAGGAACAACAAGTGCAACAGTGACAGCTGGAACAGCTGCAGCAAGTCCTGTGCCTGATTGGGCCAGCGTGCCAACAGACGAGCTTGCTATCACACTTGTTTGGGTTGGAGCAGGAGTTACAGAAATCAACACAACAGACGTAAGGCAAATTTTCTGGATTAAGGAAGCGAACACCTTAAACAGCATGACAATCGAGGACAGTTATATAGATCCAGCAGGAAACACCAATGACGATGTTGTAAGAGTTTTCAATGGCTGTAAAGTGGACCAGTTTTCGTATAGTGTTTCAAGAGAGCAAACAGAGGCAATAAAATTCGCTTTCCAGTTTATAGGAAAAAAGCCTTGGACATATTATGGAACGGATAGAAGTGCAAGCACTATAACCGAATCTAGTGCAGGTTTTTTCCTGGAGTGGAATACTACGATTTCGATTGCTGGCGGAACAGACTACGATTTAAACGATTTCAGTTTTACTTTGAACAACAACCTGAAAGCCAGGGGAACAGACGGAAGGTACATCAGCAAACTTGTTGAGGGAACCAGGACATACACTGCGACAGCAAAGATTGACTTGCTTGACAAGGAAGAGGTTGAAAGAGAGTACGGGGCAAGCGACGCGCAGTCACCACAGGACACGATTGGAACATTCACAATAGTGCACACGATGAAAAAGCCAGATTACGAACTGCTTCAGTTTACGTTCAGCGATTGCACGTACAACAAGACACCGACAAGCGATCCACTGGAAGACCTTGTGCAGCAGGACCTTGACATTAACATTAAGAGCTGTGAGGTCATGATGGTTGATGCTACGGAGACTTACTGAGGAGGCATGGGATGAGCTTAAGATGTTTGTTAGGCTTTCATGACTTCAAGAAAGTCCGAAGGTATGGAAACCAGCACGGGAGCAAATTGGTTCTTGAATGCTCCCGGTGTGGAACCATTAAAGAGGAGGCGGTTTAATTGGCAAGATTGCAAGCTAATGAAATTCTGCATAGGAGGAACGAGAAGGGCGAGCTCATTCCTGTAGAGGTTGAGCTGGAAGCGTTCCGAAAATACGAGTACGTTGAGGTCAAGCAAAAGGACGGCAAAATAAAAAGAGAAAGAAAGCTCAAGGAGAACGGACCAACTGTAATGGTTATTCCCCTTATGCGGGGCGAGATTCAGAGAATGATGGCTGAAGCTGAGCAGAAAAAGAAAGCAGGAGAAACAAATGTCTTCGAGACTGATTCGAAGAAAGACGTAGAGCTTTTGCTTAAACATTTAGTCGATCCAAAGCTAACGGAGGACCAAATCAGGGACCTGAAACCGGATTATGCTGGAGCAATAGTCACAGCAATAATGGCAGTGTCTTTGAATCAATCGCAGGAAACAATGGCGCAGGTTTCAAAAGCAGCAATCATGAAAAAAGCCAATGACCTGGAGAACTCGTTGAAAAAAAAATAGATCCTGGTGAAGGATTGCTGGAGGCGTTCCTCCATTACCGGGGCTATAATTTTTTCAACATGAACGCCCTTACTTACCAGGAAATTGATCGGTTGCTCGAGGCTCATAAGAGAGTCCAGACAGAAGGAACAAAGGAGAGGAACCTACAATGGTTGCAATAGGCGGAAATGTAGTACAGATCATAATTAAGGCAACAGACCAAGCCTCCGCTGTGATTGACGGCGTGAAACAAAAGACCGGGGGATTGGGCGCAGCAATGGACAAACTCCGGGGCCCGATGCTTGCTGTTGGAGCCGCGTCTGTTGGAATGGCGGCCATTTCTGTTAAGTCATTCGCCGATTACGAAACGTCCATGGCGAAGGTAAATACTCTTTTGGACGAAGGAGAGAATGCAACAGAACTTTATGGGGATAGTGTTGCACGGCTTGCAGAAGAGTATGGTGTTGCTGGGGGCCGCATGGGCGTTGCAGCAGGATTGTACCAGACTATTTCTGCAGGAATAACTGACACGGCCGAAGCTACCCAGTTTTTAGAAGCTGCGACTAAGGCAGCAGTGGGAGGAAGCGCAGAGCTTGACACTGTTATTCTGGCTGGAACGAAGACAATGGCTGCCTTTGGATTGAGCGCGGAAGATACTGAAATGGTCATGGACAAGTTTGCGGGAACAGTGAAAGCAGGGCAGACCACGATGTCAGAGCTTGCAGGAGCATTTCCAAGAGTTTCGGGAATGGCCGGAGAGATGGGTGTAAGCCTTGACGAAACGCTTGGAACGCTTGCTGGATTGACTAAAATAATGGGCAGCACAGAAGAGGCAGCAACCGGAATGAGTGCCATATTTACAGGGCTATTAAAACCGACTGATACTATGAAGGAAACGCTTGCAGGCTTGGGATTTGAATCAGGCCAGGCAGCAATAGAGTCCCTGGGCCTTATGGGCACGCTGCAGGCATTAAAAGAGGCGAGCGGAGACGATGCCGAAGCAATGGGAGAGCTGTTCGGAAACGTCCAAGCGCTTAGATCTGTTTTCCCTGCGCTTGGAACAGCAGCTGAAGACGTTGCAGCAAGCATCGATATAGTGTCAAATTCGGCTGGATTGTCAACGAAACAATTCGAGGATATGGACAAGACGGCCGGACAAAGGATGGCAAAGCTGCAGGCAAAATTCGAGGGAATGACTGTAAGAATCGGCGAAGCGCTGATGCCGCTTTTAGAGAAAATGGTGCCGATCGTTGAGCAGGTAATTGAGATTTTTGCAGGACTGGATCCAGTGATCCAAGCAGGAGTTCTTGTACTTGGAGCATTGGCAGGAGCATTCGCTTTATTGTGGCCTGTTATTAGTGGCATAGCGGGAGCTATCGGCGGAGCCGGGGGATTGACGGCTGTCATAGCAGCGTTGACTGGTCCGATTGGTTGGGTGATTGCAGCTGTTGGTTTGCTTGCTGCTGCTTGGGCTACGAACTTTGGGGGAATTAGAGATATTGTTGATAGTGTAATCAAAAAAGTTGCACCTATTTTTGAAAAAATAATGAACTTGCTTGGGCACATTGTTGAAATTCTTGTTGACCGACTCGGGCCTATTGCAGAGGAAATTTTTGCAGGAGTGAGTGTTGCTATCGAGTTGGCTTGGGGATTTATCGAGCCTATTTTTAATAAAATTTGTGAAGCTGTAGGGCTTGTAATTGATACGTTTGATGCTTTGCTTTCTGCTTTGGAAGGGGATTTAGGGCCGCTTGAAAATGTTTTAAACAAATGGCTTGGTTTTTTCATAGGAATTTTTGACGATGTAATAGCCGGAGCTGGAACTTTTGTTGTTGACATTTTTAACAAGATAAAAAGAGGCATTGAGGATGTTGGAAGCTGGCTTTACACTGCTGGAAGAGATTTGATTTGGAGCATTATTGATGGCTTGCAGTCTATCGGATGGCGGATTTGGGATACTATCATGGGTTTTATTCCTTCTGTTAGTGACATTACAGATGCTATTTGGGGAGTAGTGAACACTGCAAGCAACACGTTGCAGGGAACAGGAGATTATCTTGTTGGCTCTGTGACTGGAACCGGAGGAATATGGGGCGATTTTATTGCCAGGCCAGGGCAGCCAATTCAGTATTTTAGTCCAACCGATACTGTTATTGGAGTAAAGGACACTTCTGTATTAGCGCCTGCAACAGGGCCAAGAACAATAAATGTTTATATGACTGGCGTGACTTTTGCAAGTGATTACGATGTGGATGCTTTTAAAAGAAGACTTGCAGATGCAGAGGAGGAAGCCTGGGCAAGCAGGCAGAATAGGTGATTTGAATGGTTGACAAAACGTTTACTGCAGATGCGATTTTGTATTTGGATGGGAAAATTACTCTGGGAGCCCTAACTTTAACGGTTGATTATGATGAAATTAGGCCTAAGTATAAAATAAACAGTGCCAAGCACACGATTTTAAGCGCTTCGAACTCAAAAAGGCAATTTTTGGGTAGAGACTCGCATCAATATGACATTAAAGGAATCTTCTCCGGAGCGAACAAAGATACGGACATGACGACAATGAGGAACTACTATCTTAATAACACGGAAATAGCTTTCCAGGGCTATACCGATCTGGCAGTACAGGTGCGCATAATTGACCTGGAGGAACGTGACTATTACACTTATTGGGAATATAAGATTACAATTGAAGAAACAGGAGGGCTTTAATTGGCGCGTGAAACTCCGGACTGGGATTTGGAAGTAAACGATGTCAGTATTAAAGGCGACAATGTAGTGAAAAGGCTGAGTGTGGATCTTCCGGTTAATTCGCAGGCTTCTTCTTTTTCAGCCACGCTTTATAATGAGGGCGGAAACTGGACTAATTATTTTGCGTACCATGATGACATCAAGATTTATTTAGGTTACACTGACACGGGAACGGTTGGGCTTTTTCATGGAAGAGTTGAAAGGATTCAAAAGTCTTACAGAAAAAGCGGAACAGAAATAACAGTAAGCGGTCGGGGAAACTGGGTTAAGCTTATGGAGAAATTTACGGTTAATTCTTATTCAAACGCAGACTACTCGACGATTATTACAACCGAGATTGCGGCACTTGTTTCTGGCATCACTACAAACAATGTGGAGAATACAGGAATAACGCCTGCAGAGGAGTTCTTGGATCATGTTTTCTTAAGTGATATGGTTACGGAGTATTGCAGGAGAGCTCAGTTTTTTGCCTGGGTTGACTTTGATGATGACCTGCATTTTACGGACGACCCGGGAGCTAATTCTGTGAGTTTGGATTCTGGAGATGGCGGAAACATTGAGGAAATAAGCCTGAATATAGATTGGAAGGCGGTAAGGAACTATATCAGAGTTTATGGTAAGGAAGTTGAGGAAGTTTCTTTGTTTAAAACAGAGCAGGATGACTCGAGTATTGCAGAGTATGGTAAAATCATGAAGATAGTGAAGAACGCGAGCCTGGATACTTCGAGTCTTGTGCAGAGTATTACGAATGCCACGCTTTTGGAAGACAAGGATGTGGAGTGGGGCGGTCTTGCGATTGTTTACGGTGACGAAAGAATAGAGCCAGGTAAAACTATTACTGTGAACGTTTCAGAAATTGGAGAAAACGGAACTTCTTTTAGAGTAAGGCATGTTAAGCACATGCTTGAACCAAGAGGCAGTGGTTTTAAGACAACGGTTATGCTTGTTGAGGAAGAGAAAAGCACAGCCAAGTTTTACAAAGAGCTTTATGAGAAAGGCCAGGAATCAACTACTTATGCCAACTCAGGAAACTATGATGAGAGTTATGTGTTCAAGTTCACGAAAGACCAGGATGACCTTTGGACTTTTTCAAATTGTTTTACTACGGATTCGTCTTTGAAGATAGGTAATCCTGTTTCAGCTGGAACCTGTACCTTGACTGATGCAATCGTGGGCGACAAGAATTACACGAAGTGCCTGCCTTTTGTGAGAGAAGAGTTTCCCGGAAACGATGCGAACCTTTATCAGGCGTCGAATGACGGTGGAAGCACGTGGGAAACATTGGATCCGCATGGAGGGGAAGATGATACTGCGGTAGAGCACACTTTTGCGAGTGCGAGCGGGGACAAGAACGATTTAAAGTTTAAGATTACTGTGGACACTTTTGATGCATTAATACACGGAACTAAAACAGAGGAAGTTATCGCTTACAGGCCAAGCAACCTTATAGAATTTGATTATGGGACTGGCATTACTTTCAAAGAGTACTGGAGGTATAATACTCCCTGGGGCGGTGATGCTTACGGTGTGACCTTTGACCAGGATAAAAAATTTTATTTGGCGACAAGTGACAAAAAGATTTACACAGTAGATGCTGTTTCTGGAATGAATGGAATTGAAGAAGCAACACTTAGTGTGGATATTGGAGGAATGTATCATGATGGAACAAACCTTTATATTATGGACAGAACAAATAACAGGATCAGTAAAAGGAACGCTTCTGATTTAACAGTTGAGGATTCTAATATTTCTTTGCCGGCAAATGCAGGAACTGGATTATGGGGATTGGGGCATGATGGAACAGATTTCATTTTTACAAGCAGACCTGATGGCTCAGCGAGAGTTACAAATAGTGTGTGGGTTAAATGCACAAGCACTGAAAGGTTTGTGGATGATTGGTATTATGGCGGTTCAGGAACGTATGCGAACACTGGAGCCGGCTACAATTCTGTTAATTCAAAATTTTATGCAGTAAGAGACGGGACAAAGTACTTGATGGAATTCAATGCGAACATGGTTTCGATTTCAGCTGCTTTGAACATGGAAACGGTTTGTGGAACAGCAGGATACAAGCCGCAGAGTTGCTGCGATGACAACGTGACGTTATGGAGCACAAATTATAATGGTTCAACGAACAGGATAGCAAAGCACACTGCAGGAAGCTATGGGAGTGCAGCTGCTGCAACCTATGATTTTGCTGAAAGCACTTACGGAAAGTTTGTTGGAATTTGTTTTGACGGGACAGACTTGTGGGTGCTTTCAAATAAAGGAACTTACGGAACTTGGTATAGGATTAACACGTCGGGAGTGATCCAAGCAACACATACAATAACAAGCAGTAATTCCGGGGGAAACGCTTGGGCAGATTGTGAATGGGATGGATCAAACCTTCATGCCACTTACACAACAAAAGGAACAACAAACAGGGATAAAATAATTTACAAATTTAATTCAACGCCTACAACGATTTCGGCAGAACTGCAATTTGGGTGGTATCCATATGGAAAGCTTGAGTATGATGGTACAATTGGAAGAGGCTTGGCATGGGATGGCTCGAACTTTTGGATTACTTGGTACTATCCAACAGATTCAACACACGGAAACTGGTTCAGGCTTGCGAATCAAGGAGACTTCGGAGCATTAAGAGAAGTTTTATATCCTTACGATTGTTGCTCTGACGGAACATATATTTGGTTCATTGAAAACACGTCTTACACTACGCAGATATTGAGAAGCACGGGCGAGCTTGTGGAAGAACTTACAACATTCGAGTTCGCTTATGCAATAGACTATGCTGCAGATGTTACAAGTAGTAAAGTTTACACTTTTGGAGCGTATTTGAAGTTGGATTATTGAGGGGGGGGCGGACTGGTGCAATCGAAAAATTGATTCAATTGAAAAAACGCTTGTTAGAATTGAGAACGATCACAAGGAAGAAATGAAACTAATGAGAGAAAGATTCAAGGACGACGAGAGAGATATAGAGGATTTGAAAGAATTTAGGACAAAGGTCTGGAGCATTGGAGCGGCTATTGGAGTGGTGGCAAGTGTTGTCGCTTTTTTGGGAAACTTAGTTTTTCAATTTTTTATCAAAATTTGGAGGTGAAACTATGCTGTACACAATAGGAGAGGGACTGGTTGCAGGAGCGGCTTACGGCTTGTGGAAATTCTACAACAAAAAGCAGAAGGCTATCGATGAGAGGAGGGATTACAAGTTTTCTTTTCAGAAAAAGAAGTTTGTGAAAACTTTGCTTATTGGTGCTATGGTCGGTGGAGTTGCTGCATATTTCGGGATTTCTGTTGAGATGGCTTTCGGAAACGAGCTGCTGTACTTCGGTGCGGTTGTTGCGGTCGAGGAAGCAATCAAGACAGTTCGGAGGTTTCTTCAAAGGCAAGGAGTCTTGTGAACGGGAATGTTTGGAGCCATTCTTGATGCGGTTACTGCAATATTCACAGCAGTAGCCGCTGTTTTGTTTTGGATGTTGGTCAATAAGTTCGGGGCCAGGCTGTCGTTTAAGCGGCTGATTTTGATACTGTTAGGTCTGGTCTTGATTTTGCTGGCTATTGGATGGCTTTGATGGGTTTATCGATAACGTTAACGATTAGTGGAAGTGAGCCTTTAAATGCAAAATTCAAAGAGTATTAAGCGATTTGAAGCAAAATAAGGTCTCTGTCAATCGTTTACGATACTTTAGAGTTGTAGTAGTAGTATAGTTAGCGAAATGTCTATCGTAAGTCATTTATCGACGATAGAGAATTACAGTAGTATAGTAGTACAGAAGTCCAGAAGATCGTAACTCTTTGACAAAGGAAATATTGGACTGGCTATATTATTTGGGTGATTATGGGTATGAAAAGTTAAATAACAAGTTTTTTAAATACATATGTACATTGTATTTACTGAAATTTACAAAGGAGTTTTTTTATGGGAAAAGAAAAAGAGAACAGAAAGGAAAGCGAAAACAGAAACGATGCAACTGTTGTCAGGATTTCAGGCGAGCTAAAAAAATTTTTAGAAACCAAGAAGCTCGTACCAAACGAAACCTGGGACCACGAATTCAAACGCCTTTTAAATTTTGATGCCGGTAAAACCGGCAGGAGAGCGATGCAAAATGCAGGAAAAAAGAAAAGAGAATGAATGTGTTATCTGCCACGGCCGAGAGTTTTCGGCTGGGGAACCGATAGCGTATTACGTCTGCGATAAATGCTCGAAGAGGCACGCAGAGGAAGAAGCCAGGGACTTCGAGCTGGAGGCTGATTTGAATGGGTTTTAAATTCGACGGCACAATCAGCCTGAAGGAAATGACAGAGAGAGCAGAGCGCGAAGGCGCAACAGAGATCAAGCGGATTCTGCCAGAGCAAAGAAATCTCACGGATGTAGAGTTGGGATTCCGGAGGGGAAAAGAATGCAGGAAATAAGGCAGGAATCGATTACTGAGAAGGTAAGTCAGCTCGAGAGTACCGTAAGCGATTTACAGAGTGAAGTAAAGAGATTGAAGGCAGCGGTTTTCTGTAATTCGCCGGCAAAGGCTGCGAAGATGCAGCGGATTGCGGAGCTAGCGGAATTGAATGAGCAAGTGACGGTTACAACAATTAAAAGCGAATTCAAGATTAGGTCAAGTAATTATGCAAGAGAGCTTATGCAGGAAACAGCACAGGCTCACGGACTGATTTTTTTCAAGGGCCAGCCGGGAATGGAGAGCTACATAACCAAGCATGAGGTACAGAACAAAGCAATGCATGCTTACTCAGAAGTTTACAAGCGGCTTATTGAGGGGCCAATTGGAAAAGAAATGACAGAGAGTGCCATAGCGCATGCATACAACCTGAACGGTCAAGAATTAATGAGTGTTATCGGGCACTTAGCCAGGCACAATAATTTGCATGTAGTTTTGCCGATGAACAGGAAAGGAATCAGGAGAGTAAAGAGAGTGAGATAAATGAAGCAGTTAGTCCGAAAGGATATGAGTAAGCTCGCCGGGGGGAATGAGCAA